AACGAAAACAAGCAAACACAAGCAAACTTTCGTTCACCGACATCTTTCACAATCTTTGGATTTCACTTTTCAAAACAACTCTACAGCTCTCATCAATCTTCGGCTTTTCCACACCCAACAACGCAATGGCCATCCAATTCGGACTCATCACGGAGGCAGACCTAAATGCACACCTGAACCGCAAGAAGACAGACAACGAAATACTTGATGAAGCTATGCTAAAGCGATTTGGCATAACACACATTGATGTGTTCCCCACTGAGCCCTACAAGAGGACACCGTTCCATGCGAAGCGCATTCGCAAGCAACGGAAACTTGAACAAGAAGCTACATTCAATAGTGAACACATTGTGTCAACCATTGATAGTAGCTACATGAAAGAGATAAAATTAGACACTAGTGGCTGCAACACTAGTGTTTTAACCACCAAAGCACGCGCAACATCTGTGAAGCAGGCGAGCATGAAGCCTAAACGCACTCTGAAGCTCACCCCTGAAAAGGTGACTAATCTCATACACGATGTATGCAAGATCGTTTTTAAACGTGGTATCGTAGTCACGTTTATTGGCAGCGGGAAACAAGCACTTAAAACCCAACGCCATTGCACCCCTCGATTCTCCTGTATGAAGCTTGAAACACAGCATAGTACAGGCAAAATCCGAAACGTAGATGTCCACATCCCGCACACACTTCGTGGACTTATCAGCTCAACCGCATGCAAATTATGGAAAGGACGGAAAATTCATGAGCGTGACATTAAGCGTGGTGATAGTGGTAGCATCATACCCCGCACTGAATTACTTGGTTATGCATATAGCCAGTTCGCTGATATATTCATCGTGCGAGGTCGCGATCAAACACTTCTCCTGGATAGTCAGAGCTATGTAGCCACCAAGTATATGAATACGATTACACACTATTCGACGTCGGAACAATACTGGAAAGGTTACGATCAAGCATTTCGAAACGCACGAGTGAACCAGATCATTCACGAAACACCAGAAAAATTCAATGTGAGTGATTGCGGAGCTGTTGACGCCATTCTCCACCAGTACATAGCAAAGGAAGGATATTGCTATATGAACATTTTCCTTGCTATGTTAGTGAATGTTGATGAGCAAGATGCTAAAGATTTTACTAAATGGGTTCGTGACATAACGGCAGAACAGTTAGGGCAGTGGCCGCAGATTTCAGATTTAGCGTTGGCTTGCCATCAGCTAACTATACTGTTTCCGTCAACACGATCAGCAGAGTTACCACGCATTTTAGTTGACCACAAAACAAAAACAATGCATGTGATAGATTCATATGGATCTCTAACAACGAATTATCATGTGTTGAAAGCGAACACTGTGAGTCAGCTCATTGCTATTGCTAGTGATACGCTTGAATCTGAGCTAAAGCACTATCGTGTGGGAGGAACCCCAACCTCGCATGAAGCGATACAGAATGCTAGCATGCGCATGCTAATTCAAGGAGTATACAGACCAAAGGTGCTACGCCAAATACTTGAGCAGGATCCGTATGTGCTTGTACTGGCAATACTGTCACCCGCAGTTCTGAAAGAAATGTTCACCAGCGGGAGCCTATACGAAGCGACATTAGCTCTCGTGCCAGAAGATCTCTCTGCGCGCGCACTTGTAAATCTGCTAACGTCATTAGCAACACGAGTGGCACGTATAACAGACCTAGATGAACAAATGAGATTGATTGAACAGAACCTAGGACAATTCATGGAAGTGCTATCCGTGGGTGATCGCTGTAGTCTCTCACGTCATTTTGCGCAACAAATGATCACAGCACGTCTAGCAGCAATTGAAGTTGATTTAACACTAGACGATTCTGGATATCGCACGCTGCGCTGGAAAGCCACATCTGTTCTTGAAAAAATTTACAAAGAGGATTTACAGGTTTCATGGGACGCGCTCGGGTCGTATGGAAAATTGCGTATAATCACACAACGTGTAAGATGGCGCTCGCGTATTACACGCGATTTGACAGTAGAAAACGCAATAACTTTTGGAGGGGCTTTGCGGCGTTGCAGGGAAGAATTGCACCAGGTCACACAAATGCCGCAACAAGTTGTAAAAACAGGTTATACATATATTGGCACGAAGTTCCATAATATATATAGTTTGATTTTAATGAAGTTTATGGCAGGTTTCACGTACTATTTTCATGATTTATTTCGCTTTGTACAAATTGTATCTATTTGCTGCATGTTTATAGCTATATTAGAGACCTTGCAGCGTATGCGTAGTGCTTATCTTAATAATGCTATGAAAGCAGAGCAACTTGAGTATCAAGCTAAGCAGGATCAGATAGAGCATTTATATAGATTGTTATGTATGAAATTAGGTGAAAAACCTACATATGCTGAATTCCATAAGTTCGTACTAGAAATTAACCCAGACCTAAAACCTTACCTATATGACACTGAGGAAAAAGAGGTCGAACACCAGGCCACAAAAAGAGAGAGTGAGGTTAGATTAGAGCAAATTGTAGCATTCACTGCTTTAGTATTAATGGTTTTTGATAACGAGCGTAGTGATTGTGTGTATAGAGTTATGAATAAATTTAAAAACATAGTGAGTGTAGCTGACCAGGATGTAAATCATCAGAGCGTGGATGACACTGTTGATAATTTTGACGAGAATGAGACAATAAGCTTTGAATTAGATAGCAATGATCCAGTTCGACAAACATTAGTGTCTACAACTTTTGCTAAATGGTGGGACAATCAGCTGAGTTTGAACCGTACAATGCCACACTACCGGACTGAGGGTTATTTTATGGAATTTACACGGAACACGTGTGCTAGTGTTGTGAATAACATTGTACATAATGATCACAAAGACATTCTTTTGCGTGGAGCTGTGGGATCAGGTAAATCAACAGGTTTGCCTGCTGGTCTTAGTACACGTGGAAGAGTCTTAGTTATTGAACCAACTAAACCACTTTGTCAGAATGTGTTGTGTCAATTGCGCGCAGATCCTTTTCATCTTAGTCCGTCGCTTATGATGCGTGATACGTCTGTTTTTGGTTCTACACCTATAATGATTATGACCAGTGGTTTTGCTCTACACTACTTTGCAAATAACCCAGTGAAATTGAAGGACTACCAATTCATGATATTTGACGAATGTCACGTGTTAGATGCTAATGCTATGGCATATCGGTGTCTGCTTGAAGAACATCAATTTGAAGGGAAAATCATTAAAGTGTCAGCAACACCACCTGGGCGCGAAGTTGAATTCACCACTCAGTATCCTGTTGACGTTCGTGTCGAAGAGCTTCTTTCATTTCGTGACTTTATCAGTTCTCTTGGTACAGGCGCGAATGCAGATATAACTAATGTAGCGGATAACATATTGGTTTATGTGTCTAGCTATAATGAAGTGGATTCGCTCTCAAAGATGCTGCTAGACAAAGGTTACATGGTGACAAAGGTTGATGGGCGAACAATGAAAAACGGTGCCACTGACATTGTCACACGCGGATCAAAGGGTAAGAAACACTTTGTCGTAGCAACAAACATAATCGAAAACGGAGTGACATTAGATATAGAAGCGGTTGTCGATTTTGGAACGAAAGTTGTGCCTGAATTGTGTGTTGATAATAGGCGCATAAATTACACGAAATGTAATATTAGCTACGGTGAACGTATACAACGACTAGGTAGAGTTGGTAGATGTAAACCGGGCGTAGCACTCCGAGTTGGCATAACAAATAAGAATATGAGTACCATCCCACCCATAATTGCGACAGAAGCTGCTTTTCTTTGTTTTACATATGGGTTACCAGTAATGACAGCACAGGTTAGTCTAAGTTTATTAGCTAATTGTACAGTTCAGCAAGCACGTGTTATGAAATTATTTGAGCTGCCTACCTTCTTCATGCAAGATTTGGTACACCACGACGGCACTATGCATCCAGCCATTCATAACTTACTGAGGCGCTATAAGTTACGTGAAAGCGAGATAGTTTTAAATAAGCGCGCAATTCCATACGCATGCATACATGATTGGGCAGACATTAGACATTATAACGCAATTGGAGCTAACCTTTCCTTACATCCAGATGTAAAAATTCCTTTCTTTTGTAAAGATTTACCTGAGCTTTTGTTAGAAAAATTGTGGAATGAAATCTTACAAAATAGAAGTGACGCTTGTTTTAAGACGCTAACAACGCATAATGCAGCACGTGTAGCATATAAACTCAAAACCGATGTACATTCATTACAGCGCACTATTAATATTATAGATATGTTAATTGTAGAGGAGATGCGAAAGAAGTCATATTTTGATTCACTAGTTACTAATACATGCACGAGTGCTTCTTTTTCATTACAGTCAATTAGTAATTTACTATCATCGCGATATAAGAAAAATCATACATTAGAGAATATTAGTGTTCTCACAGCTGCAAAAGCGCAATTACTTGATTTTCGAGCTGCATGCGCGGAGAATATAGTCAATCTTGGGGCAAGCACCACAAAGATACGAGATAAGATCATACACAATGGTGCACTCGAAACAGTGTTACACGAGAGTCGTGATGATGTGATTAAAACGCTTGGTCTCCAGGGGAAATGGAATGGCACGCTACTCACACGTGACATTTTAGTGTGTCTTGGCGCAGTTGGAGGTGGCATTTGGTTATTGTACCAATACTTAAAGGACTTTATGAGTGAAGCTGTTAACCACCAGGCGAAAAGTAAACGACAGCGACAGAAACTTAAATTTCGCGACGCGCATGATAAGAAACTTGGGCGTGTGGTGGAAGATGATGATTCTGGCGCAGTTGAACATTACTTTGGTGAGGCGTATGCCAAGAAAGGGAAGAAAGGGGGTCAAACTCGTGGCATGGGAAAGAAAACTCGGAGATTTGTGAATATGTATGGATTCGACGAGTCAGAGTACACGTACATTCGATTCGTTGATCCCATCACGGGTGAAATGAAGGATGAGAGCATAATGACTGATATAACACTGGTCCAAGAGTATTTTGGCGAATTGCGTCGTGAATACATTACTGATGATAAGATTTACTCAGAGTCAATACGTTCGAGACCTGGCATCATAGCATATTATGTCAAAGATCAAACGTCTCCAATCTTACGAGTAGACTTGACGCCGCATATTCCACTTAAGGTGTGTGACAACAACAACACCATCGCAGGATTCCCAGAACACGAAGGAGTTTTGCGGCAAACTGGTCGACCAACCAAGCTTTCATATGATGAATTACCCAAAATGGAAGTTGACCATGAAGCAAAATCATTGAATAGAGGTCTACGTGATTACAACCCTATTTCAAAGGCAGTTTGTTTACTTGAAAATCGGTCTGATGGTCATAGTATCCACATACATGGTATTGGGTTTGGGTCATATATCATCACAAATAGGCATCTCTTTAAGCGCAATAATGGAAATCTTGTAATTAAATCAACACATGGGGAATTTATTGTACCAAACACTGTAACTATGAAAACTTCCCCTGTGCCTGACTGTGATATAGTGATAGTTCAATTGCCCAAGGATTTTCCACCATTTCCGACCAAACTGAAATTCAGAGCACCCGAAAAGAATGATCAAGTGTGTATGGTTGGAACCAATTTTCAAGAGAAATTTTTATCGAGTACCATATCCAGTCCGAGTTACATCCAGCAAGTTAAGAACACACAATTCTTTAAACACTGGATAGATACAAAAGATGGTCAGTGTGGATTACCTTTGGTTTCAACACGTGATGGGAACATTGTTGGTTTGCATAGTTTGACTAATATGAAACTTGAATATAACTGTTTTGCAGCCATAACCACTGAGTTGACTAGTATGTTGGGATCCCAATCCCATATCGAATGGAAACGTGGTTGGTTGTACAACCCAAATGATATTAGTTGGGGAATTATGCAACTAAAGGAGAGTACACCCAATGGCTCATTCAAACCAACGAAGAGCATACATGAGTTAGCCGCAGACCTCATGCGCGAGCAGTCTGGCACTAATGATCATTGGTTTGAGAATCAATTGCACTGTAACCTAAAAGCCGTCGGGTATAGTACTAGTCAGCTAGTCACTAAGCACGTGGTGAAGGGGAAGTGCGCACTGTTCGCGCGTTATTTGGATGTGACCCCAGAAGCAATGCAATATTTTGGACCATTAATGGGTGCATACCAGAAGAGTCGTTTGAACCGAATTTCTTATGCAAAAGATGCTCTCAAGTATGCCACACCAATAACAGTTGGGAATGTGGATACAGATAGTTTTGAAATTGCCACTGAAGATACAATTCAAATTCTGCGCGATGTTGGATTTCAAAAGTGTAATTACATAACAGATCCAATGGAGATTGTGGACAATTTGAACATGAAAGCCGCAACTGGTGCTTTGTACACGGGGAAAAAGAAGGATTATTTTAAAGACTACACAAGTGTAGACTTTGAAAGAATACTTGAGGAAAGCGCGTTGCGTTTGTATAGTGGTAAGAAGGGCATTTGGAACGGGGCAATTAAAGCAGAGCTACGACCCATTGAGAAGGTGTTGGCCGATAAAACACGAACCTTCACTGCTGCACCACTGGACACTCTTCTCGCTGGAAAAATTTGTGTAGATGATTTTAATTTGCAGTTTTATGATTTACACACAAAGGGTCCTTGGAGTGTTGGTATTTCTAAGTTTGCTTGTGGTTGGGACACGTTGCTTCGAAAATTACCTGATGGTTGGATTTACTGTGATGCTGATGGTAGTCGGTTTGATAGCTCACTAACGCCATATATTATAAATGCAGTTCCGAAGATTCGACTGGCTTTCATGGAAGAATGGGATGTTGGTGAACAAATGATCCGAAACTTATACACGGAAATTGTGTATACCCCAATCCTCACAGCTGATGGGACCATTGTCAAGAAGTTTAAAGGAAACAATAGTGGACAACCCTCAACAGTGGTTGACAATACACTTATGGTGATTCTTGCGATGCAGTATGCACTACGACGGCTGGGTTTGGATGCAACTGAACAGAAAGCAAATTGTGTTTACTTTGCAAATGGTGATGATTTAGTAGTTGCTGTATCTCCGAGTTACACGTACATACTTAATAATTTGCAGAAGTACTTCGAGGAACTTGGTTTGAACTACGACTTTGGCAACAGATGCACAAAACGTGAGGACCTATGGTTTATGTCTCATAAGGGGATGTTGCGCGATGGACTGTATATACCAAAACTTGAGAAAGAGAGAATTGTTTCTATACTCGAATGGGACAGAGCTACAGAACCAGCTCACCGACTTGAAGCAATTTGTGCATCAATGGTTGAGGCATGGGGTTATGACGACCTCATACACGAGATACGGAAGTTCTACGCATGGGTGTTGGAGCAAGCGCCTTACAACGTACTCGCAAGCGAAGGTAAAGCACCATACATCTCGGACTACGCGCTGCGTCGTCTATACACAGAAGAACAAATGCCTCAGGAGAATCTAGATCAGTATCTACGCGCACTTGTAGATATCGCTAAAGAGCGTGACGACGATCCACAATTTGTAGAACACCAGTCAGGTGGGACGGATACTGTGGATGCAGCGGACCCTTTCAAGCGAAATCAAAATCCTATGCGTAGCAGCGAATCACAAATGTCTGGTCAACCTGCAACAATCCTTCCACAGACACAGCTTGACAAAGATGTTAATGTTGGTACAAGCGGCACATTTCGCATACCACGACTAAAGAGCTTAAGTTCAAAACTTTCACTTCCAAAGGTCCGAGGTAGCACAGCCGTAAACCTACCACATCTGTTACAATATAACCCCAACCAAGAGCAACTTTCGAACACTAGGGCTACGGACGAACAATTTTCAGCTTGGTATGAAGGGGTTAAGGGTGACTATGATGTCACAGATGATGAGATGCACATCATAATGAATGGACTGATGGTGTGGTGTATCGAGAATGGTACTTCACCAAATCTCAACGGTATGTGGGTTATGATGGATGGAGATACTCAGGTTACTTATCCGATCAAACCACTACTTGATTACGCACAACCCACACTACGTCAAATCATGCATCATTTCAGCAACTTGGCAGAAGCGTACATTGAAAAACAGAATTACGAGAGACCATACATGCCAAGGTATGGGCGGATTCGAAACCTTACCGATATGTCACCGTTGCGCAATGCCAGTACAAAACTTTTTGGACTGGACGGTAGGGTCAGCACACAAATAGAGGACACGGAAAGACACACGGCTGAAGATGTTAATCAGCACATGCACAACCTGCTTGGTGTGCGTGGCGTTATGTAACGTGTTTGTCCACAGATTATTTAGCTTAATATAAGTATTTTGTGCGTTAGCATCCTCTATGCTATATAGACTATTATGAATTACAGAGTGATCACATCACCACACTAGAATTTATAATTTGTATACCTTGTTTACAGTATTTATGCTTTGAATAGTGAGATTTCATCTCGTCAAAGGGTTGTACTGTGAGTGATTGTGTACGCCTTATAAATTTAGTGTACTATGATATTAATTATCAGTTTATAATACGTGTATATGTCTCTTTCAGTATTTATGCCCTGAGCAGTGATGTTCTACATCGTCAGGAAGTTTTATTGAGAGCGAGAAAAAAAAAAAAAAAAA